CCTGTGGGTATAAACCGCCTTGTGGGTTCATAGCCGTATTCATCATAGACATACGCTCTACAGGACCACCAGCCTGATATGCGTCCATTAAACCACCACCCGCCGCATACCGTGTGTATTGCGCTCTGTAATATGGGTTTGGCTGTGGTGGGGTATATCCTTGGAAATCAGGAGATAAAGTAGCTCGTCTTTTGTAAGGATCTTCTTCACCGGGCAGTTCTTCTGGTTTTTCACTCATTGCACCACCAATACCGGGCAGGGCAAGAGTAGCTGTTTTACCCATTGGACCAAAACCTTGATAAACTGTTTTTGCTGCTTCTGCGTTTACTTTATCGTCGGCAGGCGTTGGGACACCGGGTCTAAATGATTGTTTAAAGTCTGGAGTAGGGGGTCCACCGGGGGTTCCGGGAGCATTTGGTGGTTGCATTCCAGCATTAGGAGAGGCTTCAACCCCAGCTAAATTTTGTACATTTTGGGCATTTGCTACAGCATCAGGATTTGGAGTAGCAGCAGCGGCTCCATACACATTGTCATAACCACCCATACCACCAGTAATAGCGCCACCAAGACCGCCCATTAAAGCGCCTTTACCAACGTCTCCGCCTTGAAGTCCGGCACCAATAGCACCAACTCCAGCACCTGCCAAACCACCGCCTATAATTCCACCCGCAGTAGTAGCCGCCCCAGCAGATAAAAGCCCTGCCCCACCGGCAGCAGCAGGACCTAAAGCACTAGCAATAGCAGGCGCAGCGGCTCCAGCAGTAAAGTACGTAGCGGCAGCCATAGCCACCACTGGGAGAACATCGTCTAAAAAACCAGCTTCTGGTAAACCCGTTTCTGGGTTAATTGTTAGTGTGCCACCCCTAGATTTAGCAATTGCTTGTAACCCCTTAACTTCTTGTGGAGTCATATGGACAAGCATTGTGTCTTTGCCACGCCCTTTTGCTCGAACGTGATGCGCCAGATTGTGTAAGCTCATAAGCGTACCTTGGGGTTATTTGGTGTCAAGTTTATCATGTATATAACGCAGATACAAAGGTTATTGAACCAAGTGCAGACGGAGTTGCAGGGTATGCCATTGGGGTTGTTTGAGCAGCTTGAGAGTACATATAAATTCCTGTTGCGCCGCCAGATGATGCAGCTTGATTAGTGCCCCACCAAAGACCTATAGTATCGCCAGCGTTTAATGCAAACACTACTTCTGAATAACCTGCTACATACGTAGGAACCCCAGCACTTTTACGAGCGCCGACAGTAAAAATAGTGGTTGAATTTGCTAAATCAGCGGCAGATGTAGAGCCGTTAATCCGTAACCAAACTATAGCGTCATGGGCTGCATTATCATCATTAGCAAACTGTAAGCTATAAGTAATTTTGTATATGCCCGCTACTTCGGCGGTTGCCGTATAACTAGGGTTTAGAGTAAAGTAGTTGCCAAAAGTAGTTGTGTCCCAAAGAACAATCGTGGCTGTGTTTGTTGCAGTTGCATACTGAAAATTAGTATACGAAGCTTCAATAAAAGGAAACTGCAAAAGCCCACCTCCAGACGGAGATAACAAAGATGCCATGCCGTTATCAATCTGGTTGAAGTACAAACGCAGAGCGTTATTAAGCTGGTCAACGTATTGCTGACGGTAGTCTACTGGCGCAACCAGCAGATTAGGTGCTTTTGGCGGGCGAAGGGGTGCGGCTCTAGTAAGTGTCATCTGCGACCATCATTCCTAATATCAATACGGGGGCTACCTAGCTGCCATGCTACACCCAAGGTATTTGACTCAATCCTAAAACTCATCTGGCGAGCCCGTAGGCGGGTATAGACCTGCCCATCAAACTCCTGTACGTCATAGGTACCTCGATTAGCGTAGTTCTGAGCGCTAGCAACTTGTGGGTTATCAGCAGTGCCATAAGGCGCACCAGAATTTCTACGTGGACGCACAGTCATTGTGACGTGGGGTTGGTTTACGTTAGAGCCGTTAAAGGTCAAGTCAGGCAATATGCGCCATACAAACCCGAAGTTATGCCCATCGCCAATATCAAAGTCAGAAGACTGAATATAGGCTTCAATCGGTACTGGGGTTAACCCTGATACGTCATCAACGTTGGCTTCATGGTAAAGAATGCGGTTGTTAACGCCGTCGGCTGCCATTGGGTATTGGCGTAAACCAGAGTCTAGCCAAGCAGTGCGGTTCATTGTTCCGTAAGCCCATACCCGCTCAAGGTAGTTATAGATAACGTAGCTGTCTATGACATCACTGTCTTGTGAGCAATAGAACCACCACACTTCGCTGTACGCTTCGTTAGAAGCAGCAAATACTTGGAAGGCTTGGTCTTTATTAATGTCATCAAAAATAAACTGCCAGATGGCACATGGTAACGTTTCCACACGACCAGAGTACATGAAGAACTTATCCGTACCCATCCAGTAGGTAACGTTATTAATCGTTATAGCCGCATTAGGCGACATAATTGTGATGTTGTCTTGCAACAATTGGAAGCCCCAGATGTAGGGTGGTCCTAGGTACTGCATAGAATAGATAGCCGCATCAGACCAAACCAAGATCTCCTGACGGGTTGAGCGAGCCATAATAATGGTCGAACCAATGTTTAAGCGATATTCACCAGACTGGTTTGTAGCGGCAGGCACCCACTGATATGGGTTCTCTTGGTCTGACCAACGAACTAGCAACGGGTCAAAAGTTGTTTCAGCATCAGTAGGATCGTATGGGTTGGCACCAAACGCAATAACAAAGCGCTGAATAGCAGAGCCAATAATTTGATTGGTTTGATTTGGCACAAACTGCCCTTGGAAACCTTGTGCAGTAGAAACTGTTGCTAAGTCTTGCGCTCGTACAGTTATACCAGCGGTAGCATCCCAGTAGAAAATAGCACCGCCACGAGGGGCAATAATTAAGTCTTCACCAAAGTTATCGTTAGACCATAAGCGCAACTGCTGACCAATACCTACATCTGCCGCAGATCCCCAAGGACGAATGCCATACTGAGGATAAGCAACCACATTACTACCGCCACCAAGCATGCCGTAAGTTGCCGTTTTTTGAATGGTAATGGTGTAGGTGTTGGCGTCAACATAAGTAAGTTCAAATGTAGAATTAAATAAGCTAGCTGCAAAAGTATCAAGTGGGTGCCCATAAAAACCAATACCAAGAGGAGTGGTCGGGAAAGCAACGGTTCCTGAAAAGCCAAAAGTAACGGCTGTACTATTTACCGCTGTAGCGCCTAAAAACGCCACCCAAACATTTGAAGCCGTACCTGATCCAGTACCCACACCTGTTGCCGTAAAGACGGTTCCAATGGCATTAGAGGCAGCGCCAATCAGGGTAAAGTTAGTAGACCCACTACCAGTAGAAACAATTTTGTATTGCTGCCCTACAATAAAAGAGCCAGCGTTAGTTAAATACCCGTGCGCATTTTGAGTTACTGTAACAACATTGCTACCAGCCGACATTGAGAATGGATTTGCGCCAAGAGCCGTGGGGATGGTAGGAGACCAAGGACCAGCACCCCATCCGTTATTAACGGTAAATACATCGTTACCCACTGGATATAGGTACTGAATTGTTACTGTCCCACCCCCAGTACCAGTAGAAGATGCGGTTGCAGAGGCAGTAATCCGGAAAGACTGAGACGTTATAACTGCCGTTATAGTATATTCACCTTGAATAGTTAAGCCGCCAACCGTAGTAGTGCTTGTTAAAATAACAAAATCGCCAACATTCGGTACGATGCCGCTAACAGAATCCGTTACAGTAATTAGATTAGAGCCATCAGTAGCAGAAAAAGGGTTAGAGGTTAACGTTGTAGTGGTATTGCCAGCGCTATTTAGGCGTAAAGGTGTTACATCGTTGTAGTTACCGCCGTTCTCAATATAGTATTTTTTACTGGTGCCAACGCCCAATAAGTTTGAGCCAGCCAAAGTAGCCCAGTTCCACAAAGCCCGGCACACACCAAGAAATGTATTATTAGATAAACGTACCCAGCCACCAATTTTCTCAGGAAAGCCAGAACGAAAGCGCACCTTATCGCAAGCATACCAACCGCCCTCGTTGGAGTAGTCAGTACCTTCTCGGTTTACGCCTGGTCTAAATTGAAGTTTTTGTAATGGCATACGGGTTTACCCTAGGATAAAAATAATGCTCGTTCATCGTTTCTGCGAGTGACTAAGCCTTTTAGTACTTTACCGCCAGCTAGCGTGTATTTCAAGAACTCTTCTGCCGCTTCTTCCATTTCGCCCCGAATAACCTTCTGACGGAGGGTGCTGCGCTGTAGTGTTCCCAGACCAACATTAAAGCTAAAAGATACAAGA